CCTGTTGCTCTAATGGAATATTTAATCAATATGGTAAGTAGAGAAGGACAAGTTATACTAGACCCTTTTATGGGTTCAGGAACAACTGGTATGGCTTGTAAGAAACTTAATAGAGAGTTCGTAGGAATAGAAATGATGCCAGAGTATATGGAAATAGCTAGAGCTAGGATAGAGGGTGTTAAGAAAGAGGAGCAATTGAGGATTGAAGGTAGCTGAAAGGGTTCATCAGCTACATTGAGTCTTTAATAGCTCGTTAAATAGGGACTAAGTCCCAAAGGAAGGTGTTTTGTGAGTTCTTGCGAATGGAAGAAACTCGTTCACGATAGAGATGTTGTATGCCAGATTTGTGGAAGCGAAGGAAGCAAAAGAAACCCCCTCACTGTGCATCACATCTTTCCAAAATGTTTAGGAGGTTCTAATTCTTTGGACAACCTTATTCTCCTTTGTTCAGAGTGCCATATCAAACTGCACGAGTTCTATGGCTATCCTGAGTCAAACAAGGTAAGAGTTCCAAGAAGAAAGAAACGAAAGAAAAGACACTAACCTAAGAGGAGGGGTAACAACGATTTTATATCAGTTACCCTTCCGTATCTCTATAGTAATTACTAGAACCCTTTGACTTTATTTTTAGATTTGTTTATATTGAAATATGCAAGATTCTAAGGTTAATACAATTAAGTTTGGGAACAGATTTAATCAAGTAGCTTTTGAATCGAGCATCGCATAACCCCTTCGGGGGTTTTTGCGTTATCTTGGGTATTGCATAGGGTTTGGTGATCTTATGGAGTACCTAAGGGTCTCAGAGACATACTTTAATTTACCTTCTGACTTACAGGTTGGTAAACCATAGGTAGTATGTTAATCGAAAGGTTAAAGAACTGTAAGTAAATGGAAACTACACGGATACCTCAAAAAACAGGTTGGTGTTAAGTTTGTATATACGATAGCTCTTTTAGGAAATGTACATTCCTATAACTAAAGAAATTATTGCTTTAAGTCTTTATTTTTGTTCTTTATGAATGAAATATTTAGAAAGATTTGTTTTCTGTTTTTCATACAATCAACAAGAACAGAGAAGAACTTTATGTTTCTAGCCGTTTCCTTAAAAACAGGTTATAGAACAGAGATATTGAATATGAATTAAAGAAAATATATGAATAACAAAATACAAATAAAACCATATGGATTAGTTTTAAAAGATAGGTTAGATCTGTTTACTAAATACAAACTTGTTAAACAAATCTCACCTATGTTTTATGTTCCTACAAGTAAATGTACAGAGAATTACGATATGATAGGAGAATATTTAAGAGGAGAGATAGAGAAGCCTAAAAAAGTAGATAAAAGGACTAAATCTTTAGAAAACCTGTTCGTGTTATAATGGATTATGTTTACAGGAATAATACTAGCAAGTGGTAAGAGTGAGAGGTTTAAATCTTCAATACCTAAGCAGTTTATGAGTTTAAATGGTAAGCCTGTACTTCAATATTCAATAGATGTTATAGAGCCTTTGGTAGATGAGCTTATAATAGTTTCAGATATTCAGTATAAGGATTATAAGTGTGTTCCAGGTGGTAAAACCAGAAACGAGAGCGTTGAGAATGGTTTGAAAGCAAGTCATGGGGATTTTATAATTATTCATGATGGAGCGAGACCTTTTTTAAGACCAGAAACAGTAAAAAAACATAAAAAGATGTTACTTGCAGGGTATCAGTATGTTGATACAAGGAGTGAGATATTAGATGGTTTTGTAGTTAATGGGGTGTGTGAGAGCAAGAAAGGTAAGTTTCTTGGTTTAACACCAGAGAGTTTTAGAAGAGAGATATTACAAGAGGCTTTCAACGAGACGGACAAAAGGGGTTGGCAAGACGAAACAAGTATGGTTCAAGAAGTTTTAGGTATTTACACAAGTGCATGGGTAGAAGGACAATCTTTTAATTCAAAGATTACATTTAGAGAAGACCTAGCGTTTGCAGAAGGGCTTATGAGGTTTTGGAATAGATCAATAGAGACAAAGCCAGACCTCTCTAAGAAAACACTTGTATTTGGTGGGAGTGGAGATATAGCAAAATCTTGTATAGAAAAACTAGAGAATTGTTATGCACCAACGAGACAAGAAATAGATCTCTCCAAGAAATGGGATATAGATCTAAAAGATTATGAGTCAATTATTTATTCAGCAGGAGAGTATAACGATGAGAAGAAGATAATGAAAGTCAATTTTGATAGTTGTGTAAGACTTATAAAACTTGCAGAGAAACAGGATTGGACTGGCAATATCGTGTTTTTATCCTCAACTGCATCTACATACGGAAGAAAAGGAATACCACTTTACAGTGCGTCTAAATCAGCACTCAACGCTTATATAGAAGCAAGACATGAAGAATTAGCAGAAAAGGGTATATATATAAACGCTATTGCACCAGCTAAAGTGTGGGGTAAATTACAACAAGCTATCAATCCAGGAGTCAAAAGAGGAGATACAATAGAACCAGATTATGTAGCAGACTTTATTCTTAGATATACAGACACAAAAGTATCAGGACATATTATTTACTTAAGAAAAGGATTTGATGTTTGACGAAGCTCTTAGCCACGATTTAAAACAACTAATCTTAGAGCTAGAACAACTAGACATTAAACCTTTTCTCTGGGCTGGTACGCTACTTGGGGCTGTCAGAGAGGGTACTTTTATCAAGCATGATGACGATGTTGATATTGCATATATAAGCAAGTATGAAAACCCTAATGATGTTATGAAGGAAGCTGTGGATCTATATAAAGCTCTACACGAAAAGGGGCTACTTTTAGATTACTATGATATTAGCTGGAACAAAGGAGACCTAAACAATATTCAAACAGCCTTTGGACAGTGTCATATAACAATCAACAAGGAACACCCAAGAGATTACACAGCAGACTTATTCACAATGTGGACAAGAGACGGAAAATTTTTTGATCCATGGTTTGGACATATAGGGAACTCAGAAGACTTTGTCTATGAAAATGACTCATGTGAATTAGACGGAGTGAAGTTTCCAGGTCTTGAAAAGTCTGAAAGTATATTCCTTGTACTTTACGGAGAGAATTGGAAAACCCCTATAAAGGGTGAGAAAGGTACTAATAGAAACACCTTTAGACATGCCCTCAAGGAAGATAAGGGTGGCCTATATAAAGATAATTTTATTAAAAATAACATGTACAACAAGTGGGAAGATGTAAAAGAAGAAGATACAAACCGGTATATTGCGTGTTTGTCAGGGGAGGAAACCTTTAAGGTAAGTGGGCTTATAGATGCTGGTTTATTAACCAAAACAATTAGATCTTTTATGGAATATGGCTTTTTGGGTAAGGATATTCTTGAGTTTGGTTGTGGGAGTGGTCGTATGACACAGTATATAAGGGAGTTTTTTGGCAACTATTTTGTAGCAGATATTTCAGATGTAATGCTTGGGTTGACAAGTAAAAAAACAAATGTAAAGTGCTTGAAAACAGATGGTTCTAAAATACCACTTAAACAGAAAAGTGTTGATATAGTTTTTACATTTACTGTGCTTATGCATAATAAAAAAGGGGATGTCCCTGCTATTATTTCTGAGTTTAAAAGAGTTCTCAGGACCGGTGGTTATTTATTTATGCAATTACCATGCTATACAGATAAGAACGAAGGGAAAAAGTTTAACGATGTTAGTATTTGGAATAAAGAAGAAATATTAGAGCTTATGAATGGTTGGGAGGTTATAGATATTGTAGATAGTAATAGACCAATGGGTGGACAGATATCACCAGAGCATTTTCAATACCATGTGTTTAGAGTTGTAAAATAAAGACTCCTAATAATAATTACTATAACTTATTGACAATCTTGAGAATCATATTATATAATTAGTTATAAATAAATTATATATATCAATAAAATGATTAAAAGAGGGGATATAAAGTTTCGTGTTGGATCTACATCCAAACCAGGAAACGAGAAACCTTGGGCTATGGCACTTGTTTATATAGATGCCAGAACAGCACAAGAAGAATTAGATTCACAGTTCGGAAAAGATGGTTGGCACTTCACATGGAGTGAAGTTGTTGGACACCCATACGCAGTTCATGGTGTTCTTAAATGTAAGTTTGAGGACAGTAAATGGATCGTAAGAGAAGATGTAGGATATCCACAAGCTAATAAAATGACAGAGGATGTCAATGATAGTGAGTCTTTAAAGGATGCAGTAAGTGATGCGTTGAAAAGATGTGCAGTCCAGTTTGGAATAGGAAGATTTTTATATGATGCACCTACACTCTTTACATACAATGTAAAGGTAAATGTAAAGGGTTATGTTTCGGGATTTACTCTAGATGGAGACAAAGAGTTAACTGCTAAAGTAGACACTTGGTATAAATTAGTAGAAAAAGAAAATGAGAACAGTTAAAAATAAACTACTAGTAGGTACATTTATAGCAAAGTGTGATAAGTGCAGTGGTGATATTGTAGTTAAAGAAGGTAAGTATGGAAAGTTTTATGCTTGTAATCAATATCCAAAGTGCGATAGGGTATGGGGTTTTTACGAAATAAGATCTCATACATACGCACAAAGAGAAGAAGAACTTAAATTAAAGAAAAAAGAAAATGAAAACAATAACAATTAAACATCAGGAGTTTGAAGAAACTATGAATAAAGATATAGACAGAATAATTATAGCAAGTATTGCAAGTGTTGTAGCTATATCAGTAATTATGTTCGGAGTCTTATACATAATTTTTGAAGTTGTTAATCATGGAAATTAAAACAGTTTCAAGTAAGATCTACGAATTAAGTAATAAGTTTGGAGGTCAAACATTAAGATTTACAGTTGAAAATATAAATGGCAAAGAGATTTATATTATGGAGTACGATGGAATAGAACTACACTTTTATAGTGAGTATGAATTATATGATTTTGTAGAAATGATAAAAGCTGTATATAAACTAACTGTCCAAAAAAATGAAGAGTTTTTATAACACAATCAATCTAACAGGTAGAACATTATTTGATGCAGACAATCAAGCTATTAAACAAGAGGATATTATTCTTGAAATACTCAAAGACGGAAAAGAAAGAACACCTTTTGAAGTAGAAGAACAACTCCTTGTTAGAGGATATAAATATCCAATCACAAGTATCAGAAGAGCAATGACAAATCTAACTAAAGAAGGAAAGATCATAAAAACAAACACCAAAAAAGATGGTGAATACGGCAAATTAAATTACTGTTGGAAAATACTTGACAATCTCGAGAATATATATTAAACTATATTATATAAATTAAATAACTAAAAAAATGGTTTTAGGCAAAATAAAAAAATCCATCAAGTCCGTAAACCTTTTAGATGGTCAGTCAAGAGGAGAGGTTATATTTAGAAGGGTTAGTGTAGTAATCATAGGTTACTTGCTAATAGTTCTAATGGGTAATGTTCTTATTAACAAGGAGCAGGTTGTGGATCAGGTTGAAGCAAGAACTCCAGTAGTAGAGGTTAAGACAGGAGATATTTATAATGGTCAAGAGGTAGAAATAGATGAGAATGGAAAGGTCTGGTATTTACAGGATTACACACCTACACCAGAGCCAGAAGTAGAAGACAAGGTAAGTTCTTTTATTAAAAGCTATGGGGGTAGAATAGACAGTGAATATTTAGGATATCTTAGACTTTACTGTAATCAGGAAGCACTAGAAACAGTTGTAGCTATATCAGTAGCTGAGACAAGTATGGGGAAGAATACAACTAGAAACACAAACTTTTATGGTTGGTTTAAGGGTGGAAATAGAAACTATGATCCAAGTAAGGAAGAAATGGCACAAGAGATATGTACAGGAATTGAAAGAAGTTATATAGGAATAGGATCAAACGACAAGGTTGCAAGTAAATATACAGGAGGAGATAGTACAAGTAACTGGATGAAAAACTATAACTGGGCTAGAAGCCAGATGAGATAATAGCTCTTTATAATTTGAAGTAGTGCATCATGGGTTCTGGGCAGTGCCTCTGGTGTGCTACTCCCTGTCTCTGGTTCTGAGAGGATACTGGGGATAAGGAGTAGCATTTGCTACAGCTCGTAAAAAGTGGTTTTCCCAACATTGAAAACTTAGGAGGTTTATCATGTCATGGGATAAGAAAACTACAAAGGAAAGTGGTTCTGGTAACGACAATCTGTCAGGGTCAAATTGGACTCGGCACATCACCACAGAAACCTACGACAATGGTTCAAAGCACACAACCGAGTCATTCACCAATGACAACGGAAGCTGGAGAACTTCGTGGGACACCGACAAAGGTGGAAATGTGAGTGATATGCACATCAGCAAGAACGACTAGCTGACAAGCTACCAGACCACAGGGGAGGGGGACATTGTTTTTATACAGTCTCCTTCCCCTTCTGTTCGTTATGCAGGGGTTTTATCAGTTTGAAGAAACTGGTCATTGCTAAAGGTGGTATGGGGAATAATTAGCTTTAGCGTTCTCCATGCAACAGGGTGCAACTCCCTACCTTGCTTGATCCTAATATAAATTATCTAAACAAATAAAATGGGAAGTATGAATATATGCCCTAACTGTAAAGGAATAAATGTAAAAGTTAAAAGAGAAGTAGGTTGCTTCTGGATAGTCTTCTTCTTTGTATCCTGTGGACTAGGACTCATAATGTATCCATTTTTACCAAGAGTCGCACAATGTAAGGACTGTGGTAATAAATGGAAGATATAAATTAAAATCCAATAAGTAATATGGAGAACCTAGGGGAAAGTATTTATACTAGAGATATTAAGAAACTAAAAGATTACATTGAGTGGGAGTTAGAAAATAACAGTTATGATTGGCAACAAAGAAGTGGAAGGGACAAGAACGATATAATAAGATTGTTGTCCGAGTATATAATTTTAACAAATAAGTAATCATGGAGAAGAGAAGTAATTATGAAAAAGAAATAGTCAAAATTGCAGGGATTGTGGAGAAGGAAATGAAGTTGAGTGGGCTTACTTCTGGGGTTTACATAGAGTGGTTACTAAAGACTTGTAAAAGAGTTGTTGAGAACGAAATGAGTCGTGTGAGAACACAATTAAATCAAGAACTATCCAAGGCAAGGGAAGAAGGGAAAATGGAAGTGCTAGAGGAAATGATAAAAGAAAACGGAGGAAATATTATACCAAGCCCAGAAGCCATACCGACACTAATGTTTAGAAGAGAAATAAGAGAGTACCTTAATAACAAATTATCTAAATTAAAAGACAATAAGTAATATGGAAAAGAAAGAAGAACAATTAGCAAGGTTATTCCACAACACATATGAGAGATTAGCACCAGAGTTTGGATATACAACAAGGGGAGATACAAAACAGTTTGATAAGAATAGTCCTAATGGAAAGTTAATGGTAGCAGTATGTAGAGAAGTTATGATTGAAGAACTAGACAAAGCAAGGGAAGAGGGGATGCTAAGTGCAGTCAAGGAGCTTCTCTCCAAAGAGGAATATAGGGAATTAGAAAAGAAAATATCTAAATTAAAACAATAAGAGATATGGAGAAGAAAGAATCAGAACTTATTAGGGCTTTAAGAGAGGATTATGAGAAACTATATGTTAAAGAATATACTACTGGGTGGAGAGAACAGAGGTTAATAAGAAACATTGAACTAGGAATTATGTCGTTGGAAAATACAGAAAGATACATCTCAAGAGAACTAGACAAAGCAAGGGAAGAGGGGATGAGAGAAGTTTTGGAGAATGAGTTATTTATAGGTGATTATGATGTATTAAAACAAGGATTAAGGATAAGGACTGTTGATAGGGAGAACTTTCTAGCACAAATATATAAAACAGTTAAGGAAAAATATAGCTGGGCATTTGGAACTGCTACCTATAAACAAGCACTGAAGATGATAGAGAACAGTTTAACATCACAATTAACTCCCTATGTAGGATTGGATGCAATGGTAGATGAAGCAAGGATTGAGGAGTTATCTAAATTAAAACAATAAGTAATATGGAGAAGATAAAAAGATGTTCAAAATGTGGCACAGTATATAACTGCGCATTTTTTGATACACACTTTTGCTTATATGATGATACAGAATTAGAATTAGTAAAAGATAGTAAAGCACAGGACACCCCAGAGGAGAAAGTATTAGACAGGGATTGTGGGCAAAAGCTTGTTGAAAGAACTCTAGAAGACGGGACAAAGGAAATGCAATGGGTTTCGGAATCTCAAGTTAAGGACACTACAGAGGAATGGAAGGAAGGGCTTATGGAAATATGGAACAAAGCTTTGCCATTCAATTTTGTCAAATACACAATATTAGAAAATTATGTTAAACAACTCCTAGAAGAGAAAGGAAAAGATATTTATGCCAAGATATTAGATAAACTAAACGATAAGTAGAAATGAAAGTAATACATACAGAACTAAAGAACTATAACAGAAGGGCTGATAACTCTGTATCTCTTAAAGTGGACTCTTTAACAGAACTATCAAGTAAAGCAATAGGTGAAATAGATAGTTATAGAGGTAATATAGCAATAGTAGTCCTAACAGATAGCTTAATAGGAAATGAAATTGATATAAATGTTGATGATATATTAGAAGGACTACCAGAAGCAGATCTATATGATAACCACAAAACACCAAGCCAAAGACTTAGAAATGTTTTGTATGTACAGTGTGAACAGAAACTAGGACACAAACCTACTAACGAAGAGTTTGCAGATTACTATAAAAGAAAAATGGATGCATTGATAGGTAAAATAAAAGAAACATTAAATTAAATAAACAAACAAATGATTAACAAAAACAAATACTATACATTCCCAGAAATAGCAGAGATATTAGGAGTAGCAAAGAAAACTGTTTATGGAAGATTTTATGCAAACCAAACAGGTCTTGGTGTTGTCATTAAAGACGGGGATTATGCAGTAATAGGAAAGGATCTTGAGTTATGGAAACCTAAGAAAACAGGAACCAAAACAAAAGAAGAGAAACTAGAACAAGCAAAGAAACTTGGTATCAAGGTTATTGAGTAGTATTGACAGACTTATAAAGCCCTTATATACTACTTAATAATTCGAGTTGCTATGAAATGCCCCAAACTACAGCAAGAGGAGAAGCAAAGTATTGTACATCCAGCATAGGACAGATATCTTTTCTACTATGGGAAAACATATATCCAGACGACTTAACGATTGAACCAGTAGCCTGTCTTTACTTTGGTAAACAAGACTTCGGAAACGCACTCTCTAAATACTGGGAAGGTTATACAGTACCTATGTGTGAAATAGCTGAGTGTATAAATATAGCAAACAAGATCGTTAAACAAAAAGCAATCAAAAAAGAGTGGTTCTCTGAATTAAAAGAAGCTATAGAAGAACTCAGAGAGGACTATATAGTACCTAAAATGTTTTAACAAACTAATGAACAATGTTCTCGTTGTAGGTGGTGCAGGATACATAGGAAGACATACAGTCCTATACCTTCATGAACACGGAATTAAAGTTACTGTAGTAGATAACTACTCTAACAGTTATGCAGACTTTACTATTCCAGGAGTCAGCTATGTAGAAACAGATATATCCCAAGTAGATACTAAATACTTAAACAAGTTCTCAGGTGTTATATATCTAGCAGCAGATAAGAGCGTTCTTAATAGTGAACAACACCCTTCTAAGTACCTTGATAACCTTACAACCTTAAGAGACTTCCTAGAAAGGTTGGATGGGAGCATACCTCTTATGTATGCATCAAGTGCAGCTGCTATTAACCCTGTTAATACTTACGGACTCGTTAAAGCTATGAGTGAAAAGATAATCAACGAACTACACCCTAAACACACAATACTCAGGTACCAAAACGTAGCAGGTGCAGATCCTAAAGGTAGAACAGGTCCAGACCCAAGAATTATTGATAGCTTCATAGACAAAACCTTCCTACAAAAAGACCTTAAACTAAGAAAAGGTTTTATCTTCCCAAGAAGAGATTATGTCCATGTCTGGGATGTAGCTATGTGTAATATCTTTGCACTTATTAAAGCAGAAACAGCAAAGGGAAATAAAATATTCAATGTAGCTTCAGGAAAGACTACAAGCGTTAAACAAATTGCAAACCTAGTAGGTAGAAAATGTAATGTAGAACCTATCTCTAAAAGCGAAGTCCTTATATCCAGAGGTAAACCAGACAAATACTTTTATGTTACAATGAATATGAAAGATATTATAAAAGATGTATCTAATTGGTATCGTAACTTAGGAGTTCCAACCTATGAGAAAACCAAGTAAGAAAACACTAACAATTAAACTGGACAACGCATGGAGTAAAGCTGTTAGACTTAAAGCTAAAAACAAATGTGAGGTATGTGGGAAAACAGAATCACTCAACTCTCACCATATAGAAGGAAGAAGAAACTATGCTCTACGCTGGGACATACAAAACGGCGTGTGCCTTTGTAGTGGTTGTCATGTATTCAAAAAAGAATCAGCACACCAGTCTCCAGAATGGTTCCACTTCTGGTTGGAAGATAATAAATGGCAGGATCTACAATATGTTATGAATAATAGAAACGATATTAAAAAATGGACTATTGAAGATATGCAAGATAAACTAACTGAATTAAATGATATAATAAAGAAATGGGAGTAAGCAAACCTTACACAAACGATATGGCTGACCCAGAAAGAATGAAAAGATACGCTGAAAACTGGGAAAGAATATTCGGTAAAAACAAGGAGAATAAAAAGAAAAAGAAATAGTGCTATAATATAGTATATAAACCTATAAAACGTAACATTTACGTAACATGAATAAGTCAAGAACAGCAACAGTAAGGGAAAGTGAGAACAAAGCTATTATACAAATGAACAGCTACGAAGACCTAATGATTGTATATGAAGAATTAGCAGTCTTAGACTCTGCATTAAGAGGTTTATGGGCCACAACTATAGGAACACAAGACGAAAGACTAAAAAGTGATAACTTCAAGTGGTTAATAGAAATGGGAATAGGTAAAGCCTCTCAGAGAGTAGATATGACAAGTAAGGGAGAAAAGATAGTTGCAGGTATATTCATAGAGGGACTAGACGATGATAAAGACGTATAAGCCTCACAAATATCAGAAAGATTTTCATAATAGTCCAGCAAGATTTAGAACACTCATAGCAGGAAGACGTGGTGGTAAATCTCTTTCAGGGACTATTGAAGCACTTAGGTATGCAGACATCAAAGCACAGGAAATAGGAAGACCAACAAAGGGTATGATAGTTGCTCCTACCTATCCTATGTTAAAGGATGTAAATATACCTATGTTTATGGACTGGTGTCCTCTTGATAGTATAAAGAGTTGGAATAAAGTAGATACAAGGGTTGAACTTATAAATGGAAGCTCTATAACATTCAGGTCAGGAGACAATCCAGACAGACTAAGAGGTGTTGGATTAGACTGGATATGGTTAGACGAGGCCTGTTTTATGGATCGCTCTGTATGGGAAGTTGTTTATCCTACTTTAACAGACAACAGAGGTGTTGCTTGGATTACTACTACGCCACAGGGTTATGACTGGGTTTACAAGATGTTTTATCAACCTGCTACAAAGGGAAATCCTGACTATGCTGCATGGAGGTATGCTACCGAAGAGAATCCTTACATTGACAAAGACCTTATAATGAAAGCTAAGGAGGATATGAGTGATATTATGTTCAAGCAGGAGTATATGGCTAGTTTTGAGAAGTTTGAGGGTATGATATATCCAGACTTTGAAGAGGATAGACATGTTATTAGTGTACCTGAAAGAGAATTAACAGATATATTCTTTGTTGGTTTAGATGTAGGTTGGAATCACCCAACTGCTGTATTGTTAGCTAAGGAGGACGTAAAGCACAACATCTATATAATTGACGAAATAAGGGAGCAGTATTTAACATCAAAAGATATCTCTAACAATCTCAAAGCATTGCTAATAAGGAATGGACTTACACAGGATGATATAACTGCTTTTGTAGTAGATCCTGCAAGTAAAGGAACACAACAGACAAGTGGAATGAGTATGAAAGACCAACTAGCAGAAGAGGGCTGGGGTTTTATATCTGCTAACAACGATGTAATGGCTGGTATCAACAGGGTTACAAGACTTCTAAGAGAGAATAAGTTATTCATAAGTAAAAGGTGTCCAAAGCTAACTAGTGAAGTTAAAGACTATCACTGGAGGAAATGGAAAGAAGACACAGACGCACAGAGAGTTAAACCATTTAAGATGGGTGATGACCTGTGTGATGTTCTTAGATACCTAGCAATGAGTAGGCCAGACTACTTTGAACACCCAGAGCTTGATATGTACGGAAGAGTGGTAGAAGAAGGAGGAGATCCTATTACTGGCTATGTTAAACCAGCAGGAACAGAGATAGATGATATGGAGGACTCGATAGAAACATTATCTGGTGGGTTTGATGTAGATGATTTGTTTTAGTGTGTTATAATTAAATATGAATATTGAGGTAATAGTTTTAGCAATTCTTTTAGGTCTTGCTATTATAATAAATGGGGTTGTGTCTGTTGTACAGGTTATAACCAACTCTAAAGACAGGAAAGAGCTAGAGAAGATGGTCAAAGCTAGTAGTTTACAAGAATATACTATGTATCAACCAGAGGAGAAAGAGGAGGAAGAGGTTGAGGATGATAGGTATGTTTCATTAGAAGATATAGGTTCAGTCATAGGAGAAGAGGGGGCATTAAAATAGTAACACTTAAAAATGAAGAGTAATGCTCAAATCTCTGAGGAGAAAGTAAAAGGGGAGAAATACAGTAGTACATACTGGACAAAGTATGTTGACGAGAAGTTTGAAGAGAGTAAGAACTGGAGGGGTTCTAATGTAGAGCTTCAGTGGTTTGTTAACTACATGTATTATATGGGTTTTCAAAACCTGAAGTTTGATAAACAGACAAAGACATTCACCAATTCAAATAGAAATCCACTAACGTTCTATATTAACTATACCTATATGATTGTTAGGGCAGTTAGAAACGCTGTAGTAAGAACACAGCCACAATGGGATGTTGACGCTTTACCATACGGAAAGATAGATGTTGTTGAAAGCCAGGTACTTGGGGAGTATTTAGCCTTTGAGTTTGACAAATTACAAATGGAAGAGAAGGTAAACAAGTTAGTCTTGTATGGACTTTTGTATGGACTTGGTATCTTCCAGTATGGATATGATGATATGGCTGACAATGGGGAAGGTAATGTTTGGGTAGATGTACTAGACCCATTTGACACATACATTGATCCTTTTGCTATGACAGCAGACGATGCCAGGTATGTTATTAAGATAATGAGTAAACCTTTAGAGCTTGTTAAGCAGAATCCTAACTACGACAAAAAAGCATTGGAGAACTTGGCTTCTTCAGAGAAAATGAGTGAGAGTGATTATAAAGACTTGATACTCAATAACCTACACGATACAGGATATGTTAAAGGGAATGTACTTCTAAAGGAAGCATGGTGCTTAACAGAAGAAGGTGTGAGGGTTATAACTATGTGTGATGGTGAAATACTAAGAAACGAGCTAACAGAGTTTAAGAAGCTACCTTTCATTTTCTATCACCCAGATATTAACCTTAACACAGTATATGGAGAAGGTTGGGTTAAGAATATTGTTAACATTAACAAAGCTCTCAACTATCTTGAAACTAGCAGACTTGAGTACAATATATTGTTTAATAAAGGAAAGATACTTGCACCTAAGGGTAGTTCTATAAAGAACATAACAAACGCTAATGGTCAAGTTATACAGTATAAACCAGGGTTTAAACCTGAGGTAATGGATATGAAGCCAATGGGTAGTGATGTAGAAAGACAGATATCAGCACTTGGTGGTTATATGCAACAGATTGGTGCAGCAAACGAAGCCTTCCTGGGTCAAACACCAGCAGGGGTTAAGAGTGGTGTAGCTATTGAAACACTTGTAGCTAATAACTATGTCAACCTAACAGATTTAATAAATAACCTTGCTAATTGTTTAGAGGACCTAGGAAAAGCAATACTAGGACTTGGGTATCAGTATCAGAATCTTATGAAGCCATTTAGAAACGACACAGGAGATTTAATGGGTATTATTGGTGGTGATATAAACCCAGAAGAATTAGAAGGGTTTGACATACCAGTAGTTCCAATACCAGAGAACCCAGAGGTTAAGGTTAGAATTACAAGTGGTACAGCTTACACGAAAGAAGGAAAGAAAGAGATTATGCAGAACCTTAGAGCAATGGGAGCAGTATCTAACAGGACATTACTTGAAGCATTTGATATAGACCCAGAAGAAGAAGAAACTAGAATGAAAGAAGAAATGGCAGCAATGCAACCAGAGCCTCCTCTTGAAGGAATGGATCCAAACGCACCACTACCAGAAGGTATGCAATTAGAGATTTAAAAATGTATGGTACAATAAAATAGTGCTTAGATATGGAGACAGAGGATAAAGTCCCCTCTTGCCACTGTCTCCTTATGTGAGTATTAGCTCTTTAAATATATAAATTGTTTAATCCCGTACGACACAGAAGTCGTTAAAATGTGGGAACTACAAAATGGAAGAAGTAGTAAACGCTGTAAATACAACGGAAGCACCCGTTACTGAGTCAGCATCGGTAGAAGAAAGCACTGTACAAGAATCTATGGACACGTCAGAGAAGACGGAAATCTCTCAGGATGACAAACAGGTTGATTCAGGAGTTTCTAAACCAGTCGAGAAAGAGTCTAGGGTAATCCCTTATGACAGATTTCAAGAAAAGGTACAGGAAGCCAATGAATACAAAGCCAGACTTGAAGCTATAGAAGCTGATAGGATGGAGCAGGAAAGACTTGCTAATTTGGAGCCAGAAGAAAGAGCAAAGGAGGGTCAGCTACAAAAAGCTAAAGAGACCTTGCGAAAGCTAGGTTTTGTTACTCAAGAAGAGCAACAAGCAATAGTGGAACAGAAACTCCAGGAAGAAAAAGCTCGTAACTGGTTTGTTAGTGAAATGAATCGTCTTGAGTCAAAGTATGACGGAAAAGACGGATCACCAGCTTTCAGATCAACAGAAATAGCTGAGTTTATGGATGAGCAGATGTCTAAGGGTCAACATATTACAGACCCCGAGACAGCATACAAACTCATGAACTATGACGCTATAGTTGACGCAAAAGCAAAGTCCCAAAGAAGCTCTGCCTATTCAGAAAAGCAGTCTGGAGGAGTTCAGCAAATGACAGACAGTAGGAGTGCAGACTTAGAAGCTGCAGCCCAATCTGGAGACATTAGAAGTTTCTTAAAGAAATACGCTGGACCAAAACAATAGAGGGATTTTAATTTGATTAAATATAGAAATGGCAGTATATCAAACATACGATGCAGCTACAAATCATGAAGATTTGACAGATGTCTTAACAAAGCTCGGTCAGATGGACACACCAGTTTACGCTGGTTTGAGAAAAGTAGCAGCAAAGAATACTCTACACGAGTGGAGTACATACGACTACGCAACAGCAACAGCTAATGCACAAGTCGAAGGAGCAACTTTCTCTTATGGAACACTAACAGCTCCATCAAGACTAAGTAACTACACCCAGATTTTCAGTAAAACCTTTCAGGTATCTGAGACTCAACAGGCTGTAGATCCAGCAGGAATGGAAGACGAGTATGCTTTCAGAGTAGAAGTAGCACTTAAAGAGATTGGTAGAGATATCGAGAAAGCTCTTGTAGATGGTACAGGAAACTCAGGAGCATCTGGAACAGCAAGAGAACTTAAAGGTATTCTTGCTTACATCACAAACAATATATCTACTGGTACGGGTACTGGTAGGGCATTGACAGAAAGTGAATTGAACGGATTACTCCAAGATGTTCACTCTGATGGTGGAAACCCAGACTGGTTACTTGGTTCCTTCAGACAGAAGAGAGCAGTAGCAGAATTAGCTTCAGCTAACAGAAGATATGTAGATGGTCAAAAGACATTTACTTCAGCTGTTGACGTTTACGAATCACCATTCGGACTCATGAGAGTTGATGGAGATAGTCAAATGGACTCAGACACACTATGTGCTTTATCAAAAGACATGTGGGCTGTAGCTCAACTAAGACCTGTTGCTAAGATGGACACACCAAAGACAGCAGACGCAAAGAACGGAGTTGTAATAGGTGAGTTGACACTTGAGTCAAGAGCAGACTCTTACAATGGTAAGATAACTGGACTTAAAGCAACTTAGTTTTAGGACAATTCTTAACAGAAAGGAGGACTTCGGTCCTCTTTTTTGTTTGTGTTATAATTTCATATGCTAGTAGATGACACAGGAAAACCCTTAGAGGGGTCAAAGAGTAAAGACGAAGTTATGAAAATACTTGAAAAACTTGCTCCAAAGAATAAAGAAGAGGAGAGAATACTGGCTCAAAAGATAGGGCAGAGTATAGAAGCTAATAGAAAGGCTAAAGTAGGTAAGGGAATAGAGACTGGCTTTGATGGTTTATTCCAGGAGAACCTACAAGAGAGAGTTAAAGGGGACAGTTTCACCAAAGAGAGAACTATGAGAAGAATTGCAAGTATTCCAAGAGAAATGGTATATATTGCAGAGAGTATTTGGGGACCTAATGTTCTTACAGACCCTGTATTATTCAGAGAGGCGTTTGTAAAAGACGAAACAGGACAGTTTTGTTTAACAGTAGATCCTAAAACTATATAAATTGAGGGGAAAACCCATGAAAAAGAGACCTTTAAGAGTGTTATTTCTACCTGTAGATGATGGTGGTTGTGGTTGGTATCGTGTTCGTATATGGCACAAAATGTTCAAGAAAATGGATAATGTTGAGAGTTTAATCATAGAAACCAAAGATAAACCCTCAGAAAAACAACAACATGAAGCTATTGCTAACGCAGACGTGGTTGTTGCAAGACTTTCAGGTATTCCTTACATAAGAGTAATCAAAGAAGATATAGACCCTCATAAACCCATAGTGTTTGACCATGACGATAATACAATGGAGATACTTCCTTCAAGTGAGCATTATAGAGATTTTGGCACACAGGATGCTTATGCTTATATAGACGGAACAGCAAAGCCAATATGGGTAACAGGGGAGGGTGATTTTAACAGGTTTAAAAACTTATGGAATCAAATGACCCTAATATATGCCTTGGGTAGTGCAGACTTAATTACAGCCCCTGTACAGAGTCTTGTGGACTTCTATATGCAGTATGGATCTAAAGAAACAAAAGGTGCAGTCCTTCCTAATAGTTTAGATTTTAATATGTGGCCAGAAGGTAAGTTTAAATGGGATAAAAGACCAGAGAATGAAATACGTATCGGTTGGCAAGGTGGGATTTCTCACTTGGCTGATTGGAATGAAATAGGAAAGACTATGGGTAAGGTGCTTAAGGATTATCCAGAGGTTACTGTTCATATAATGGGCAGTTACTTTGACAATCAGTTTAAGAGTTTTGAGGATAGGATTACATTTTACGACTGGGTTCCTTTTGAAGGATATCCAGCAAGACTAGCAACTTTGGGTCTTGATGCTGCTATTATTCCACTTGAGGACAAAACATTTAACAGGTTTAAAAGCGAGGTTAAGTTTACAGAGTTTAGTAAAATGGGGGTACCGGTTCTTGTTAAAGATATACCTCCGTACAATGCAGTATGTAAGAATAAATACACAGCATACACATATAAAGATAATAAGGAGTTTGAAGTTAGATTAAGAGAGATGTTAGACGATTTAAAGGGCAGTAAAGAGATGGCAAACAAGGTAGTTAAGAACGCTCAGAAGTGGGTTAAAAAGGAGAGAAATGCAGTAGAAACAGCCAAGAAAGTAGTTGAAGCATACAAATCTATATTACCTGAAGAAGTCCAAGAAGAATTACTCTAGTGTGTTATAATTAAATAGATAAGAGGGGGAAGTTATTTGATTATTAAAAAAAATGACATTCCTTGAAATGCAGACAGAGGTTGGAGATCTTCTTAATTATGCAGTTGCTTCTGGAAGTACAATAACAACAACTCAGGTTAAGAGGGATTTAAACACGGCAAAGGATATTGTTTTCAATAGACTCGTTTCACTAGGACAAGATTATAATGCAAGGCTTACTAAAGCCAATTTAGTTGCAAACCAATCTTTGTATGGGTTGCCAAGCGATTGTAGAAAGATTTTAAGAGTAGAAGTAGGTTATGAGACTAGCAGTGATAGGTTTAAAGCTAGAAGAATGGATGGAAACGAAGAGAATGATCCTGTTTATACTACTTATGTAGAAACTTCACCAAGATATGTTGTAAGAGGTAGTAATATAGAGTTAAAACCAACACCAAGTAGCAATGTTACAGACGGATTACAACTTCTTTATGTAGAAGATTTAGCAGACATGACAGATAATACAGATACCTCAGGGCTTCCTTTTGAGTATGATTACCTTTTAACGTTGTATTCAGCAGGAAAAGGTAAGTATAAACTAGGACTAGCAGAAGAAGGTAACAACTATATGGCACAGTTTAGGTTAGGTTTGGATGATATGGAGCAGCAAGTTATAGAAAGGAATATGGATGACAGTCCTTCTATAATTATAAGAGATGAGTATGGTGGATTATAATGACAAACTATACAAAAGTAGGAGATGCAACGACAACATATACAAAAACGGGGGATTCTAGCTCTTCATACACGAAAGTTTCAGACATTCAAACACAATACAAGTCTTTTGGTGGTTTGATATATCTAGTAACTGAAGGGAGTAGGGATATAATAACAAACGAAGACAGTTCTACTTATATTGTTGTAAGTAAGGGGGTTGAAAGTGATACATATACAAAGGTTGGGGACTCAACGACTAATTATACTAAAGTAATAGACGCATAGTATGGCCAACACAAAAACAATTACAGAATTAACAACACTGGCTACAATAGAAACAGGGAAAGACTGGTTACCAGTTGTAGATACAAGTGATACAACAGAGAGTTCACTAGGTACAACAAAGAGGGCTGTGGTAGATCAGTTCATTGGAGCTACCGGTCCTACAGGTGCAACTGGGGCCACTGGGAGTACTGGTGCTACAGGACCCACAGGAAGTACCGGGCCAACTGGGCCAACTGGTGCTACTGGAGCAGACAGTACAGTTGCAGGTCCTACCGGGCCAACTGGGCCAACTGGTCCTACGGGAGCAACTGGAGCTGATAGTACAGTCGCAGGTCCGACAGGAGCCACTGGTTCTACAGGACCAACTGGTCCAACTGGTTCTACAGGACCACAAGGAATACAAGGAATACAGGGTGTACAAGGTATCACAGGTCCGACAGGAGCTACAGGAGCCACAGGACCACAAGGTGTGCAAGGAGAGGTCGGCCCTACGGGACCAACAGGACCTACAGGAGCTACGGGTGCAGATTCAACAGTAGCAGGTCCGACTGGTCCTACTGGTCCTCAAGGTGATATAGGTCCTACTGGTCCAACAGGTCCAACCGGAGACGAAGGAGATCCAGGAGATATATATGCTACAACCTCTACAACGACAATAGATTTAGATACAGTAACAGGAGAGAATAGTGTAACAGTTGATAGTGGACTTGCTTATACAGCAGCACAATCAATTATTATTGCTTATGATTCTAGTAATTATATAGAAGCTACAGTTGTATCTTATGCAACAACAACACTTACATACAATGCAGTTACAGTACATGGAACAGGAGAATATTCAAGCTGGGATGTTAACCTAGCTGGTGCGCCTGGACCTCAAGGACCAACTGGTGCTACTGGAGCTACTGGTCCAACAGGTGCCACAGGTGCTACTGGTCCAGACAATATAACAACAGCAACAGATACGAACTTGACGGGGTTTCTTAAAGGGAATGGGAGCAAAGTTTTAGTAAGTACAACAGCTGTGGTTCAAGGAACTTCTACAACAGCAAGGACAACAGTAGCAAAGACCTGTACCATATCAGGATATACATTAACAGCAGGGGATATGTTGGCGATAACGTTTACAGACGGGTTTTCAGTTAATAGTGCAACATTAAATATCAATAGTGGTGGTGCAGTAGCAATTTATGTAGGAGGTGTGGCAATAACAACTACACTTTTAAGTGTAGCAGCAGGAACTACTTTCACATTACCTTTGTATTATGACGGTACATATTTCTATGCTTATGGGAGTTCTCTTAACACAAATACGACTTATACAGAAATATCTGAGGCTGAGATAACGGCAGGAACTGCTACAACTTTAAGGTCATTATCAGGTCGTAGGGCAGGATATATTGTAGGTAAATCAATTCCAGCAGTAACCCCTGGAACTTCTGGCAATCTTTTAACCTCTGATGGTTCAGCTTGGACAAGTACTGCACCAGCTGCAGAAACTGATCCTGTTTGGGAAAGTGAAAAAACTGGTTATGTTAAGATACAAGATGAGGAGGGAACACCAGTTGACTCTATAAGCTCAGCACTTAGACTTCTTTATAATGGCTCGGGAAGTGAGGTTTATAGCTGGGGGACAGGTATATTTAAAGATGCTGCAGGTAATACAGTTATAGACTTAGAGAACAGACAATTATGGACATTAGACGGGGCAACCAATAATTATATAGCTAACTGGGAAAACGGAAAGTTTGGGGTAAGTTCTTTAGGTGGATATAAAGGTTCTTTTGACGCAGATAGCCTAACTGAAGCAAGAGGTTTTGTACTTCCTGATAAGGATGGAACTATTGCATTATTAGATGATGTTGTTACAGGTCCTACGGGACCAACTGGGCCTACGGGAGCAGATAGCACTGTAGCTGGGCCTACAGGAGATACTGGGCCTACAGGAGCAACTGGTGCAGATGGAGTAACTTATACGTGGAAAGGGGCTTGGGCTACCTCAACAGGATATGACTTAAACGATACAGTTGAAAATAATGGTTCGGGATATGTATGTACATCAGGACACACATCAGGAGCTTCAACAGAGCCTGGTGTAGGTGTAGATTGGGCAACAGTATGGGATTTGTTTGTAGAAGGAACGGATAAGGATATGCCTACAGGGGATATAGTAGGAACAACAGATACCCAAATCCTTACCAACAAGACATTGACTCTTCCCCAGATAAACGATACTTCGTCTGACCATCAATATATACTTGCAGTTAGCGAATTAACAGCAGATAGAACAACTACCCTTCCATTATTAATTGGTAATGATGAGTTTGTGTTTAAAGACCATACTCAAACATTAACAAATAAAACAATAAATGGTAGTGATAATACACTGGTTAACGTAATACCCTCTGGTACTGTTAGTATGTATGCAGGTTCTTCAGCACCAACAGGATACTTAATGTGTGATGGAAGTGCAGTAAGTAGAACTACTTATGCAGCTTTATTTACAGCAATATCAACAACTTGGGGTGTAGGGGATAATAGTACGACTTTTAATATACCTGATATGAGAGGTATATTCCCTAAGGGAGCTGGAACGACTAATAGAGCAGCAGGTGTTGATGGGAATGGTGGGGCTTATGCAGCCACATTAGGAACTTACTATCAGGATAAACTACAAGGGCATAGGCATAACTTTGTACTAACAGGAGCTGATGGTACTGGAAGTGCTTATGGGGAAACATCTCATGGAGGTGTTGCTGGAGGAGACAGAATAGTAACGACATCTTCTGCAGCACAGAGCCAGTATAGGGTTGGAGATGCAAGAACTGGAGACAATGGTACATTAAGAGAAGGTAATTTAACAGAACCTCAGAGTGCAGGTATAAACTATATTATTAAAACATAGTGGCAAAAATAAGTACATTACAAGATAGCTTCAATAATGGGTTTAATACAGACCTATGGACTAGAACTAATGATACAAACATCACTATTGAGAACAACAGGCTTAAAATGGAAACAAGTCTTTCTCCTGCTTATTATGAACTAGAGAGTAAGGCTAAGTACGATTTAAGTGATTCTTTTATACAGGTACACGCAATTACAAGTGGAGCTTTAACTTCTAGTGAAAATTATTTTATTCAGTTAATAAAGGATAGTAACAACTGGTACAAGTTATACCAAGCAGGAAGCACAATATATTTTTCTAAGAGAGTTGGTGGATCTACAACGACAGTAGATTCGGATACATTTACTTCAGGTATGACAGAGTTTTATATATATGATACGGGAGAGGAACTGTTATCTTTTGCAGCTAATTCCACAGAGTCTCTTTTTCTTATATCAACTGCTAATGATGATTTTGATATTACAGAGCTTACAGTCAGTATCTCCATAGGTACATGGGACACAGAAACGGAAACAGTTTCTATGCTTGTAGATAATATAAATACCAGTTCTCCATATCTTCCTAATGTTGGACAGAAGTATGCCTTACCTGCATTTACTAATATAGTATAATAAAACAATGAAAATATCTGCTGTTTTAATAGTAAAGAATGAAGAGAAAATACTTTCTCGTTGTCTTGATTCTTTAAATGGTTTTGAAGAGATTGTAGTGGTTGATACAGGATCTGAAGACAAAACAATAGAGATTGCTAGAAGATATGATGTAAAAATAGGACACTTTAAATGGGTTGATGACTTTTCCAAAGCAAGAAACTATGCAAAGCAATTAGCAACAGGAGATTGGATACTTAGTATAGACGCAGACGAGGTACTCAAGACCCCGTACAACGCTCTTAGCGACATTCTAAAACAAGAGAAAGATAAAAAGGTATTAGGAGTGCATATGGTTGCAGAAGGTACAAATCAGGAGCATATTTTAGGAAGACTTTTCAAAAACGACAAAGATATTAAATGGGTTGGTGCTATACATGAAGTCTTAAATAAGCCAATAGAAAAAGATGCTGATGTTACTGTAGAGTATGGTTATTCCCCTGCTCATCAGTTAGACCCTGATATAGACTTTAGAATACTTAAAAAACAGGTTGTGGACAACCCTAAACTTGTAAGAGAAAGATACTATCTAGCAAGAGAATATTATTATAAAAGAGACTGGCAAGAAGCTATTGACGAAATAGATAGGTATTTAAAGGTAGCCACTTGGAGACCAGAGATAAATGACGCTTGGTTAATGAGGGCAAGGTGTTTATCAGAGCAAAAGAAGTTCGAAGAAGCATGTGATTGTGCATGGGAGGCTCTTAAATACAACGCTAACTTCAAAGAAGCGTTAGATTTTCTTTCAAAGCATATGGATCCTGTAAATGCAAATAGGTGGGCTAGTTTCAGAGATCTTGCAGACAATAGTAATGTACTTTTCAAAAGGACAGAGTAAATCAATGGTATAATTAAATAGATTAGTTAATAGGTACTATTATGCCAAGATCAAAAAGGATAAACCAAGAATATATGGATTTTAGTGGTGGTGTACAGGATTTTACTTCACCTTTACTACTAAATGAAAGTGAGTCTCCTCTTTCATACAATGTTGATATACGAAGACCAGGAAAGCTAGAAAAAGCTCTTGGTTATGCTCAATTAGGAAGTGGAGTAGGAAGTGGTTACAACAGAGGGGTTTTTTCATGGGACAAAGAAAATGGAACTACAGAGTTATATCATGTTTACGATGATGATCTATATAAATACACGGGAACGGCTAGTGGTTGGTCTTCTGTTGGTGATATGGGTACGGGTGGTGCAGACCCTGTCGAGTGGGTTGTACACTTTGTAAACACGGGAACAGGAGTAGGAAGTGCAGCAGATAGTTTTGCAGAGAGACTTTATATATCACAGGGCTTGGATTTAGGGACTATTAAATACACAACAGGAAGTTCTATATCAGAAATAGCTAATGTATATGCCAGACACTTAGAACTTTACAAGGGAAGGTTGTATGCAGGAAATGTTAAACAAGGAAGTAATACACACCCAACAAGGGTTATATACTCAGATGTTTCAGGAGAGGATTTTCCTACAGATAACTATTTAGACGATATGGGAGAGCCAATATCAGCACTTAGAGAGTTTTCAGGAGCATTATTCATATTTACAGAGAACAAAGCAGCTTATTACGATGGGTATGCTTTAACCTTTCTTAACGCAAATGGAGGTACTACAAACGCAGAAACAGTAAGGGTAACAGAAAGCAGATTGTTTTGGTACAACAGAGGAGGTGTTTATATATATGCAGGTGGTACAGAAGCAACCTTGATATCAAGACCAGTTTCTACATGGCTAGAACAAATCTCAGACGCAACAGCAGTAACAGCAGGACTAGATACTCAAGGAAGATACTGCTTGTATATAGGAGATGTAACAGTCAATAGTGTTTCTTATAGTGATGTAGTTCTTGTTTATGATGTTTTGATAAACGCTTGGACTATTCTTAAAGACAGACCTTTTAAGTATTGGACAAGAAACAAAGCAGGTGGTGTTTATGAGTTGTATGTAACTAACCCAGACGGGCAAGAAGTATGGCAAGGAGACTTTGAGTATTCGTTAAATGGTTCTACACAAGCGTCTTTATTCCAAACAGCTAAGTTATACGGAGATCCAGAGCATGTTGACGATATAAAAACTGCTTATAAGGTAGAGGTTGTTTACAAACCAACAAATCAGAGTGAATACATTACAGTTAAATACAGACTTAATGGTACTGGGAATTGGAATCAAATAGAAGCAACAAACAACAATATAAACCTTTCAGGAACAGACGAGATTAAGATTGAAGAATTGGTTTTACCAGAATACAGTACAGGAAAGTTTTTGGAATTACAGCTTTCTCACAGTTCGACTGTTAGTGGTTTTGAAATATACTGTATCAATCTAAAGTATGACGTTGTAAGAGAACATGAATAAGACAGTAAAAGACTTAAGAAGCCAATTAGGGGCATATCTAACAAAGCCCTTGGCTGTTAGTAGTGGAAATATGAGTACACAACAAAACATATCAGCAACTTCTTTATCTCAAGGAGGGTTAACAGGTCAGTTTGTAATAGGAGATAAAGGGGCTATTATTATAACAGATAAGGTTTTAATAGGGTACCAATTAAATGGCTTCTAATTACGGGGTTAAAGTAATACAAGATGGTAAAACTTTAGACCTAGAGCTAACAAACGATAATATACAGTTTTTAAACTTTTTCTCAAGAGACTCTACTTTGATGATAGTAAAAACAGCTCTCGTAAGTGGTGGAACTTATACACACAACCTTGGTTACAAACCCTTCTTTATTGCTTTTTCAGTTGACAGTACAACTACACCAACACAGTATATAAGAAATCTCTTAGTTGTTGGAGCTACTGCAAACACAACACAGATTACGGGGCTTCCAACTAATGCGTATGTTATATTATTTACAAAGAATTATTAAATGGGAAACTATGGTATAAAAATAGCTAAAGAAAACAGTGATATTCAAAGTGAGAATCTTAAGGATTATGAACTTTGGAGTAAATATCCTATGGTTAAAGTTAAAAAGAGTGGTAGTGGAACACAAAGTTTAGTGGTTAGTAGTGGGTCTGGAAGCTTCTCTATTGAAATAGACGATTCTACGCTGTCTTTTGTTCCTATTGTTTTCGCAACCAGTGATGTTTATGATCCAACAATAGATGGTGTTATAAGCGATACCCAAATACCCTTTCGCACACAAAGTTCTACAGCATTGTTAAACTGTAGGTATTATTTTGAACAAAGTAGTGGAAAAATGTATTTTAAGGGGGATGTGCAGGGTGGTACAGATGGAACCTATAGTTTAGATTATGAGTATATTATTTTGTATGACAAGTTTGATGAATAATTGGGGTATAAAAATAGCTAAAGATAATTCTGATATAAACTCTAGTAACCCTAATGACTACAAGTTTTGGAGTAGATATAATTCTTTAACCCTTGTAAATACAGTAGATATAACTTTTAATGTAGAAGGTAGTTCTTCTGGAACAGAAAGTTTTGCTCATGGACAAGATTATACACCTTTTGTTTTTGTTAAATACACAGGTACAAGTTTTAGTAATTCATTGCTACCAAGTGAGGAGGTTTTACCAGTTAGTTTTTCAGATGGTTTATCTGAGGGTGGAACAATAACGGCATATGACCCATTTTTTGACACATCTTTTGAACCTATTTTTGGTAGTTTGGTTTTGACATATAGTGTAGATGATACAAATATAAATATTTCTTGGAGTGTATCTGGGTTTGAAGGTGGTGGTGGTTATTCTGGTTATTTTACAGGGTGGGACCTTAAAGATATAACATTTACAGTAACGGCTTCTATATATTCTTTTGACCTGTCTAGGATAATTAGTTAATGTGTTATAATATTATTAGATAAAAGAGGGGTATTTATTTGAATACCTATGAAATGACATATACAGTTCAAAGGGATGATAGTTTGAGTAAAATAGCTGCTAAGTATGGTCTTAAATGGCAGGACTTATACAATGCTAATAAGTCTGTCGTAGGAGGCAATCCTAACCTTATATATGCAGGACAGGTTTATAACATACCTGGTCAATCTCCAGCACCAGCTCCTACTCCAGCTCCTACTCCAGTACCAACAGTTTCAGCAGGAGCAGCAGCAGGATCTTCAGCAGGAGCAGCAGTTAACAAGACTCCTTTTTCACAGGTTCTTCCTTGGGAGCAGTATTTTGACGAAAGCCTTGCACAAAGTGATATAGAAAAGAGAATGGCTGCGTATTATGCACCAATAGCAGAGAAATCAAGACAGGGACTTGAGAGTGAATATGCAAACAGAGGACTTACAAGGAGTGGTTTAAGAGGTACAGCAGTAAGTGATGCTTACAGAGACTTAGGAACACAACAAAGAGGACAAATAGAGCAGGAAATGGTTACACAAAAAGGTTATGCTCAAGACGAACTATCAAGGATGCAAGAGTTATACGAGCAGAGCGAAGGAGATTACAAACCAGCATCTACAAGTTACAAAGGATATTCATACCAGGCACCAGAAATAAGTGCAGGTAGGTATGGTTCAACATATCAACAATGGTTAAATAATGTGTTAAAGGTTTAAATATGACAAGTGCAGAAAGATTGGCTCAGTATGAAGATTTGTTTAACAAGTCTCAAAGCTATGACACTTCAAGATTTCAAACAGATTTTGAGAAATCATACGGAGAAGCAACAAACTACAATAAGGATTTGATAGAACAGCAGTCAAATGCTATGGGAAAACTACAAGCAGTTGCTCCAGAAATGTCTCAGAGGTATTCTCAAGGTCTTATAATGGATCCAACAACACAGAGAAATCTTATAGCACAAGCAAGACAAACTCCTATAGCAGACTATAGTACAGCAGTTGGTCTTTTAGGACAGAGAGGGCAAAGATATTCAGACATATTAGGTAAATCACTAGGTGGTTATGAAAGTGAAGCTCAAAGAGCTGGAACAGCAGCAGAGAACGCTTGGAGACTATACCAGGATATACTTGCACAGGAAGAAGCATCAAGAGCAAGGGCTTCAAGTGGAGGTGGTTCTAGTATTGCAGACTTAATAGGTGCTTTATATGGTGGACAATCTACACAGACTCAACAACAAGTACAACCACAAGCAACAACAACACCAAAATACTGGAATACACTAACTAAGGCAGCACAATGGGAGCCAGAGAATAAGACACTTGCAAACCTTTATAACAATTTTACAAATACAACAGGGAAGTTTATATATGAAAATCCTTCTCCAATAGCATATATTAAAAACTTGTTTAATAGAGATAAAAAGTAAATTAAAAGACAATATTATGGGATTATTAGCAGACATATTAAAAGGGGTAACAAAACCAGGTAGAGACATAGCAGAGCTTGGCAGACTTGTTAACCAGGTTAGAATGGCTGACCCTGAAATAAACAGAGAATTAAAAACACTTGAGGACAGACAAAGAGCTATGAGTTCTTTACAAGAGTATCAACCTTTGTACCAGTCTCAAGAAGAGCAATTAGGAACATTTTTAAGACCAGTTGAAACTACATTGAGAAATGCTGCAACAGTTGGAGCTTTAGCTGCTCCAGTAGGAGTAGTAGGAAAGATTGGTAGCAGAGCAGCTGCTGGAGCATTAGGAGGTGGTTTAAGTAGTTATGGTATGACACCAATTACTGAAGATACAGACCTTTTAAAGGTTTTAGGTGGTGCAGCAGTAGGTGGTACAGTAGGTGCAGCTATTGGAGGTCTTGAGAAAGGTTTAATGAGTAAAGCTAAAAAAGCGGCACCTTCTAAGGTTTCAGAGTTTGGGGTAGAAACAAGAGGGAAAGCAATAGGTTTAGACTCAAACAAGTTAGCAAGTAAAAGAGGTACGAATGTATCTTCTACAACACAAGGAAAAAAAGTTATAAAAAGTTATTTTGATACAATGGACGAATTGGGTCTTCCAACGAATACGTCAGAATTAGCTTCTCAAAGCTCAGACGAAGCATTAAAAATATTAAACGATCAGTTTGGTGGTGCGTTAACTGGAGCTGATGATGCAGTTAGATTTACAAGTAAAGACACAGCAAAACTTGTCAGTAAAATAGAAAGTGCATTTAAGAACAACCCAAAGATTAAGAGTAATGCACAATACCAGGAATTGGTTGGTGATTTACTCTCATTGGGTGACAATTATTCTCCAAGTCAACTTAATATGGTAAGAGAAAAGGCCAGAGAATTGATAAACTGGTCAACAACATCAAAAGCAGCAGTAAGTCAAAGGGCTACAAATCAAATATTTAGTGTTATAGATGACTTCTTTAAGTCTAAAATAGGAGGAACTAGCGAGGTTCTAAGTAAAATGAAAGATATTTATACAGTAAGACCAATATTCCAATCAAAGGCACCTCTTGCAGGTTCTATTAAGGTTGGGACTGCGTCAACAAATATTGCAGTACCAAGTGGAGCTTTACAAGAAAGAATACCAGAAGCTGTGGGAAAGACATTACAAAAAGGTATTAAAATGCCACAAGTTTCTCCAGAAGTTTTATCTAAGTTGGGAACTGCTGGTATATATGGAACAAGACTAGGACAAGCAATAGGTTATGAAGAGCCAGATATGGAACAACAGGCTATAGATAGCATAATTCCACAAGAAAGCTATCAACAACCACAAGAAAGTGAAGATATACGATCTCTAAAGTTCTTACTAGCAAATGAAATAATGTCGGGGAATATAAGTTCTACTGATGCAGAGGCTGTACTTAGTTTAATAGGTGGCGGTATGGGTGTAACTGAAGAGGCAAGTGCAGGTGAAGCAGATGCACAAAACGCAGTAGATATGGTAAGTAGGCTTTCTCAGAGATTGTCAGAATCACAATTAACAGGACCTATTAAAGGTATAGGATCTATAAATCCTTATGCTACAGAGCAGAAAGATTTACAGTCAGAAATAGACCTTGCAAGACAGGTTATAGGTAAGTTCTTAGAGGGTGGTGTACTTAGAAAAGAAGACGAAGAGAAGTATAAAAAGATATTACCAACTATGTTTGATACCCAAGAGGTTGCACAAAGGAAATTGGAGAACCTATTTATAGAATTACAAAACAGAATGAGTCAGTATCAGACAACTGGTTATGAGGGTTATGGACAAGGGGTTGACGAAGGGGCTTTAATTGATATGCTCGGACTGTAATGGATGAGATATTTAAGACACTTCTTTTAGGAGGTGATTTAACCAAACTAAGAGGGCAGGACATGGGGAATAAGATAGCAACCCTCTCTAGTTTAATAAACCCTATGACTTACGCAAGAACAGGGTATTCTCAATTACAAAACAAGGGTCAAGGAGATGCTTTAGCAGGTTTCTCTAGTGTAATTGCAGATGCTCTTAAACCTTTTAGAATGGGTGCAGGGGTTTTTGCTAAAGGTTACTCAGACTTAGCAAGGGGAGTTTCGGGAGACCTAGACAGGGAGTATGCTTTAGAGGAGTTTATTAAAAGTGGTCTTACACCAGAAGAGCTTGATTATATAGAAAGAAAACCTTATATGGCTATGCTTAAGAGTGGTGTAGGAATGGCAGGAACGCTTATGCCTTTTGCAAGTAGGGCTGTACCAGCAGCAACATTAGGAGCAAGAACTATGCAGGTTGGAGGTAGGGGTCTTACAGAAGGTACTCTAAGTGGACTTGGTTATAGTAGGGAAGGGAAAGAGCTTCAAGACACCTTATTAGGTGCTTTACTGGGGACCGGAGGAGAGTTAGTAGGAGAATATGCAATGAACCCTTCATACAGACAAATGGTAAAAGAAGCTGTAGATGCAGACGCAGGGAGACCTGGATATTATGGTGGTTCTATGAAACTGAATATAACAGACAAGGATATTAAAAAACCAATGACAGAAGAAGAGTGGAAGATATATCAAGATAATAAGAAGAGGATGTATAGGGGGGATAATTATGAAGAGATTGAGGTTGTTGGTGGAGATATTGCTGAACCAGTAGATCCTGACAACCCAGTAATAAACTTTGAAGATCCATATGCTGACCAATATTCAAAAATGGTAGCTGAGTCAAAGAGTGATCCTAAGGTTTATTACAAAGGAGAAGAGTTGAGAGATGAGAATGTTCAGGGTGTTGTAGATAATTTTTCTTCTAAATGGGGAAGTTTAGAAGGAAAAAACCTAGAACCTTTTGAAGTAAAGATTAAACAGGGTGGGGATAAGTTATTAAACGCAGAAAGTGAATGGATTATGCAAAGTTTTGATAAAATGTCTCCAGAAAAACAGAAACTTGCGGTGAGTAGAATAGACGAAATAATAAATACTATACAAGATCCAGGACAAAGGTCTCAGATTGAAATGATTAAAAAGTATTTACCAGCACAGGTAGAAATAAAGCAAACATATCAGAAGGCAGGAATATTGACAGGCGAAGCAAAGAATATGTCTCAAAATGATAGTTTTGTAGATATTCTTAATTCTAATAAAAATGATATAAGCCCACTAGAAGCTCTTAAAAAGGAAGCTATAAAATACGATAGCCCTGAGGAGTTTGTAAGAAGTAAGTTTGATGAAAAACCTGAATATGCCATGTCCCATAGGCCTACCTGGGAGGGGAGTCCTCCTTCTTATGATTTGTTGGAGGGGGATATGTTGCCACGGGATGTTTATGACAAACCAGAGTGGTCTATAGCCAGTGGTAGAAGGATGACTGACCCAGAGGTAAGGGAAAGTTTTGAGGCTCTTAAAAGAATTAGAAATAATCCAGAGGCAGAGATTACTGTATATCGTTCATCCCCAAAAAATGAGTTAAACATAGGAGATTGGGTTACGTTCTCAAAGACGTATGCAGAAAACGAGGGCCTTGTTGAGGGGTCTAAAGTATTTAAGCATAAGGTTAAGGCGAAAGATGTCTTATTTGCTGGGGATGATATAAACGAGTTTGGTTACTTCCCAAAATCCCAACTAACGGACATCTGGAATAAGGCAAAGGGTATTTTAAAGTAGTGATATAATGAAATATTAAGTTAACCAAGAGGGGTATGAAACCCATTGTTTACACAGCTATATATGGAGGGTATGACAACCCAAAGGATCAACCTGATATAGGAGTTGATTATATATGTTATACAGACAATCCAGACCTCAAGTCTAACACTTGGCAAGTAAGATACGAACCGATATTCCCTAAATTACACCCAAGAATGAGGGCTAAATACTGGAAGTTAGTATGCCCTTTTGATTCTCTTTCTTTGTGGATAGACGGAAGCATAGAAATAGTTGATAGAAATATTATAGACAGACTTTCAAAGTATTTAGATAACGGATGGGCTACATACAAACACCCTTCACCAAGAGATTGTATAAAAGAAGAGCTTGAGGCCTCACTTCCTATGGAAAAGTACAGAGATGTCCCTGTTAAAGAACAGGTTGAATATTACTTTGCACAAGGTATGCCAGAACATTTTGGATTGTGGGCTTGTGGGGTTATGTTAAGAGATGGAAGATTTGAAGATTTTGGTAATAAATGGTTTATAGAAAACCTTGCTTGGACATACCAGGATCAAATAAGCCTTCCTTACTTAGTATGGAAAGAGAAGTTTCCTATTGACACTATTGAACTAGATCAATATTCTGGAGAGTTATTTAAAATACATGGACATAATAGAGATGACTAAGCAAACATGGTGGCAAGAAAATGCAGAAAATATGATGAGTAATTTTGCGTTGTGGATAGGAAATGAAAATGCGACCTCAAGGGTTCAAATAGCACAATATATACAGGAAAATAACTTTGAGAGTGTTTTAGATGTTGCCTGTGGTCTTGGAGACGATTTTGTATCTATTACAACAGCTTGTCCTACAATAATGTACACAGGAGTTGACAGTGCAATACCTTTTTTGGAAAAAGCAAAAGAAAAAGGTGCTGAGGTTGTATGCTCAGATATTCACCAGATGCCATTTAGTGATAGTTCGATGGATGTTGTGTATGGTAGGCACATACTTGAGCATTTACCAGATGGATTTGAAACTGTACTTGGTGAAATGATACGTATTGCAAGACTTGAAGCCCTGATTGTTTTCTTTCTAACACCAACTATACAGGAAAAACTAGGAACAGACCCCAACCTTGGGGAAGATGTTACGTTAAATACCTATTCTAGGGCTAAAATAGAAGATTTCCTTAAGAATCATAACAAAGTAGAAAGTTGGGAGTGGATTAGTGTTAACGGAAGTCCTATAGGAGAGATAATTCTGAGAGTAAAAAAAAAAGAGAAACAACCTAAAGTAGCTATTTGTTTTGGAACTTATAATGGGGCAGAGTATCTTCCAGAACTTTTAGATAGTATAAAGGCACAAACATACAAGAATTACACTGTTTATATCTGGAATGACGGATCTACGGACAACACAAGGGAGATAATAGAAAAATATTCCAAAGATATGCCAATAAAGTATAGAAATCACAAAGGTTCTCATGTTATAGGCACTGTTAAAAACTGGGTTATTAAGTTTGCACTCAAAGACAATCCAGATTTTATCCAGATAATAGACCATGATGATAGGTTAGAACCTCATATGATACAGAGGATGGTTAACCGAATGGTATCAACAAAGGCAGACTTTGCGTGTTGTTTTGCTAAGATGTTTGGAGAAGCAAATAGTTTACTCACAAGTTGTAAAGCAACCAAGAAAACGATTCTTAGAGTTAACTCGTATCTTAGCTGGGGGATGTTTAAAGCTAGTGTTGTTAAGAAATATAATTACAGGGTTGGTTTAAAACATTTTGAGGACTGGGATTTATGGGTCAGACTTACCTATGCCAACAAAAAGCCTGAAATAGTTGGAGATGTTTTATATAACTATCGTATGCACACAGGACAGTTTCATAACGAAACAAATAAATACTGGGAAAGCCATTATAAGAAGCTACTAGAGATCAACGGATTTAACTACAAAGAAATTGTTAAGGCTTAGTAATTTCGCTATATGGTAGAATATATATATAAGAAAATTGTTATTGACTCTGTATGACTATAAGTGAAATCTGCAAAGAATTAGAAGTTTTTAAAGAAAATATCCTTGGTAGGATAATGGCTGTTGATAAAATGGCAACAGATAATGCTAAAGATATAGAAGAAGTTAAGAAAAGTTTTGTAACTAGAGTAGAGTTTGACCCTATAAAAACGATAGTATATAGTTTAGTAGGTATGATATTAACAGCAGCGATAGCTGCATTACTTAGGTTGATTTTAAAGCAATGAAAATAATGACAAAAATAGAATACCTTTATGCGTATGGCTCACTAGCAATATTTGCAGGAATACTCTCTCTTTTGGGTTTTTGGTGGTTGTACCCATACAATGTACTAGAAGCAAGAGAGGGCAACTTTTCTCTTTCTAAGCAGGTGTATGAACAGGGGGAGATATTAGATGTTCAACTTATTTTGTGTAAGAACATGGAGGTAAGTGAGCATGTACTTGGAAGATTTATAGACGGGATTATATACACAATACCTGACAAAGTATCAGATTTAGAAGGGGGTTGTTATAAAACAACACTTGTTTCAGTTAAGATACCTGATAACTTACCAAGTGGTAAATACATCTATACAGAAGAAGTAGTGTATCAAGTAAACCCTATACGACAGGTTAAATACCATTTTGAAACTCCAGAGTTTGAAGTCGTAGAGTCAGAGTGATAAGATAGTAAATAATCTGTCAAAGATTAAATATGGCAACAATTCAAACATCTTTGTTCAAACAAGATGTAAGAGTAACACAGGTATATAAAGGAACTTCACACAAGGGATTGGACTTATCTACTGGAGTAGTAGAACAACCTGTTTACCTACCAACAAGAGCAGTAGAGGGGTATGTTTGGAAGATACTAGCAGGGTATTCTTACGGGGGAAAGTACTACGCTAATGCTCCAATCATTTACATTAAACACAAAGACGGCTCAGGGAGTAGATATATACACTCCTACACAAAAAATGTTAAGGTAAAAGTAGGAGATACAATTAAAGCAGGTACTCAAGTATGTGCTACTGGAAACTCTGGATATAGCTTTGGAGATCATTTACATTTCGAGTGGTTAAAGAAATGGGACGACTTAAACAGTCATACAGACCCTATTCCATATATAACTTCAGAAGACAATCAAATGTTCAAAAAAGGAGATAGAATTATATATACAGGAGTGCAGAATATAAGGACGGGAAACGGAGAACAATACCCTGTTCAATCACAAAGTATTCCAGGACAAACTGGTACGATTAAAGACAATCCAAGAGAAGCTGACGGATACACTTGGTATGATATTTTGGTAGATGGTGGTGGTTCAGGTTGGAACGCTGATGTAGGGAAGTTCAAACTCTATGTAGCACCAGTAGAGCCACCTGTGGTTACTGACCCTTGTGCAGATATTAAAAAAGAACTAGAACTCGTCAGAGAGGAGCTAAGGGCTTCACAAGCCCAAGTAAAGAGTCTAGTAGTAGAGTGTGATAGACTTAAAGCAGAGAATGAGATATTGAAAGCAAGGATAGTTGAATTAGAGAAGGAGTTAAACGAGAAGGTACCTTTATTAGAATATAGTAGTCAGGAGTTGTGTGCTGAAGTTGGTAAAAGGATTGATTCCAAGTAACCACAAGTCAGCTTAAATTATTAGTTCTTTTATATGAAGTACAACCCAAGTTGGAGTGTAGTTCGTGAGGAGAGTGAGTGGTATGCGTGGAAAGGGAAAATGATAGACTACTTTGTAGTTTTCATTACAGCAGGTTCACTTGGAATCTGGATAATATTTAAGTTGTTTGGTGTGTAAAATGATAGAACAATTATTTGATAAAATTGAAAGTCCATACTGGAGAGCATTTCTCTATCGTGTATACAACACTTTCATGGCAGTCATATTCCCCGTAATGCTACCTTTGATAGCTTTAGAGTTAGCTAACAATCCTAATGATATTAGTTGTTTGCTAGAGTGGAGCTTTTGGAGTAAGGTAGTTTATAGTGTGGTTGTTGCTCTTGTAGGTGCTGCTATTGCAGGACTTGATAAGGTAAGAAGATTAAATAAGGAGTTAATGGGTTAACATGGATAATATAAAGAAGTTCATACAAATAGCGATTTACTTTTTAGTATTTGCTATTACCTTCTTTGTTTTGGTTAATTGGAAGTCTATCATGTTATTGATAGGATCGTTTTATATTTATTTATACTTAAAACTATGAGTAGCAATTCATACATTCTAATCAAGGAAAAGAGAAACGGGCATGGTGGGTTTAAGTTTGAAGTATCTGTAAGGGATATAGAGAACTACAAAATGGTTACTGATAAATCCAACTTTGATGGTTTGAGAGAAGCTGTAATGGAAGCTAATGACTTGATTAACTGGTATTGGGAAAGTGGAATGCCAATCGAGTATGGACTGCAAATAGATTTATATGGAGGACAAGATGAAGGAAACGCTAAACGAGAAGCGAACAATCGAAGAAGGAAACTTTCAACAGATTAGGGAAGCTATAATAGAAAGTTATATAGAAGCATTTAGTGGCGTATTAGAGCCATACGAGATAATGAGCTTGGTTGAACAGAGAATATGTGAGTTACTAGAGGAAGACGAAACTTGGGAAGATGGGGAAGAATACCCTGACTTTGACTAGAGCAAGATTAAATTAAAATAAAAAACTGCTATGAACGACCCTCAAGGTATATATACTGGAGCGAGTGAGAGTGATTTTAAGGACATTAGAGAGATAAAAGCCGAGCAATCTCCTATAAGAAAAGAGTGGGACAATCCTTTTGATAAGTTGTCTTTTGATGACATGATAGAGGAAGCTACTAGGAGAGCCGAGTGGAGAAAAGAGTTTGATAGAATACCTGAAGTTGCAGAAGTAACTATATATTCTGAAAAACCTATAGCTGTTTGTGTGTTGTCAGACCAGCATTTAGGTTCTAAGGAAACAGATTACGATTATTACCAATATGTTATAGAAACGATTAAATATAATGACAATGCTTTTGCTGTTCTTGGAGGAGATTTTCTTAATTTATTGTCTTGGAATCCAGGACAGAACGAAGATATATTAAACTTCGAGGAGCAGTATGTAACTATGTATAAATCCTTGTACGAGATAAAAGACAAAGTAATAGCAGGAGTTAAAGGAAATCACAGGTGGCAGAATAAGAAAGGTGTAGACCAATACATGGAGTTTCTTACTACAATGGATTGTCCTTTATTTGATAATCTTGGGTATTTATATCTAAAAGTAACTCCAGATGACACATACGAGAATCCTCCTGTGTATAACATGGTTCTTGCTCACAAGCTAAAAGGTTTGAGTTATATGAATGACAATCACCCACAGGGAAGGTTTAGCAGGGAAACAGAGGGGGCTGATATTATTGTAAGTTGTCATACACACGACGGGGCAAATCAATCTACTTCTAAGTCGTTATTTGGTGGGGGAAGAAAACCATTGACCTTTGTTAATGGGAAAACATTTAAGAAGAACGACGGATTTCTAAGAGGAGAAGGAGAAACTAATTTTGATGTAGGTGCTAACTGGTTGTATTTGAATCCTTATACAAAGCGACACATGGCAATTCCTACAACAGAGTTGGCTTATGAAGTTATGGATTGGAAATTAGATTGATATAAAAACAATGAAACTACTATTAGGAGATTGTTTAGAAAAGTTAAAAGAACTAGAAGACAATAGTATAGATGCTATTGTAACTGATCCTCCTTATGAATTAGGGTTTATGGGTAAATCTTGGGATAACACAGGAATAGCTAACGACCCAGAGATGTGGGGTGAGTGTTTGAGGGTGTTGAAGTCTGGAGGATACTTACTAGCATTTAGTGGAACAAGAACCTATCACCGA